AAGCGTTATTAACCAACGGAAGGATACGTCCAGTAGCCAGCATAGCATCAGACAATTCAACAGGGGTTTGATCTTCCGAGACAACTCCCTTGAACATCTGTGACCACATACGAATAGCTCTCTGAACACCACCTTGCTCTCCGAACAACGATCCGCCAGGTGTATGAGCCATCATTTCATCAGCACCCCCCGTGAGGATTGCTTTGAACAGCTCATACTGACCCATCATGTTGTTAGGCGCCATCGAGGAAAAATCCACACGCTTATCTTGCAGAGCTTCCGCACCAATCATCTTATTCAGATTTGTGGCAAGGAACCCATCTGCAATCTTTCGTTGGAGGTTCACACGTTCTTCCTGAGGCATGTCTTCTGGGAACAAGTCCTCACCGAAAGCACCAAACACTGCGGCAGTGGGAAGCCCGTACATGAACAGGTCCCATGCAAGCAAACGAAGACGCACAGGAAGCGGCAAGGCTCTATTAGCGTATTGCAGCAGGAACTTATGAGGTGCCTGAGCGAATTGCAGAATAGCGGCAGCCGCAGTCTGGTTATACGCAAAGTCCCCTCCGAAGTTCATATTGCCTGTCAGGTGACGCACTTCAGCAAATGCTTCCGATCGTACACGAGGGCTGTCTAGGTTCTTACCAAGAGCCTTGTATCTTTCGTACACAGCAGCCAGATGTCCCAGCATGTTCGCCGATTCACCAGCATCGAAACCAACCCTACGAAGGAACATAACTGGCTTCATTGCGTAGTTCATCACCTTGTTCGAGTGATCCATTGCATTCTGGATAGAGCCTCTAACCATGTTCTGATGGTCAATGCTCTTCAGCAAATCAGAGTCATGAACAAACTTAGTGAAATGCGACTCTCTCTTCAGAGCCAGGTCTGTAGTAAATTCGGTGACACGAGCCATCGTCTTAGCTACCTGTGCTGGAGAGGCTAAGTAAGCAGGGACACGGGCTAGCTGTGCAGATTGGATAATCCAGTTGCGGAGGAAGTTTGTACCCACCAACGTGTTAAACACAACAGATTTAAAAGCCGCCATAGGAGCCAGTTCAGCAACAGAACCTAGAGCACGCTCAGTACGGCTCAGTTTATACTTACCAGCCATGATGGAGCCTACGTTGAACATCTGCTTCACAACAGTATCCGCAGCATTCAGATAGCCATTCTCGAGGTAGCGAATCTTGTTCCAAGTAGAACGAGCATCAGCCATGGACCTCGACGAAGGAATCCCACTCTTACCAATCTGAGAGATGTCAGATGGAAAGTGGTATTCGCCGAAGGCATCAGGAGTTAAGAACTCTCGATACTGCTCCACAAACCGTGCCTTAGCATTCTCCAAGTGAGCGCGTCCAGCGATACGACCAGAGATGCTACGAGCAGCACGGACAGCCGAATCAACAGGGCCAAGAACAAAGCTCTCGTTACCGAGGATGTTCATATTTCCAGTGTCATCGACCAGAGGTTGTCCACGATGGCGTTGAGAGATACGTCCTCTTGCAGCGTGGATGTCGAACCAATCGTCACCCCCTGTTTGCATAGCACGTTCATCACCACGAGTTTCATATCTCACCCCTGGCTTCTGAGGACGTGTCTTAGCAAAGTTCTCAGCCGTCTCCCAATCTCCTGCTACAGCAATTGCTTGCTTTCTAACAATTCGTTCTCTTCCGCCAACCATCTCATACGTCACTTCATCGACGAATCGAGGGGCTTTATACACCGTGGTGTAATAGCCATCCAGTTTGCTGAGGACAGCATCGTCTTCCCGGATAGTACGGAGGTAGGAACTAGGGTTGTTATCCACAAAGATGTGAGTAACAGTCTTACCGTTAATGTCGACAGGGCGACGGAGAACAGCAAGCTGGCCCTTCGAGTTATTGATGCTAACTCGCATTGCATCATCGAATGTCTCGATGTTGCCAGTACGAGGGTCAAGGAACTCCTTAACTTCGCTCCACATATTAGGAGGGATTTCCTTAGCGATGAATTCCTCTGTAGGATGCTCCAGCTTCTTCCACCCATCTCTGTTGAGAGTACGGATGAAGTCAGAGTTTTCCAAATACCAATGTGTATCCCAGAACTTACGGAAGTCCTTCAGAGCATCCATCATCTCAGGCTTGAAGCCGCGAGCCACTAAGTCAGCAGGATTGTCCTTCAGTTGGAGGGCGTTAGCTTCCTTCAGATAGTCATGAAGAATCTTCTGCTGGACAGCGGGGAGCTTATCATACTTATCAGTAAACTCCTTAGCTTCCTTAATCAGGTAGTAGGAGAGTCCAGAAGCTCTGTCAGAAGCGCGAGTGGCAGATCCAGAGAATCGAGCAGAGAACATCGAAGCGATGTCCACCAAGTTCTCAGTAAGCGAGCCTGTGTAACGATTACCCATCAATTGAGGGATGTGATCCATTCCGTTCCAGAGAACCGTCTCAGGATCGAACACTCCCACATCAAGAGGCTTAATCTCGTAAGGCATAGACAGACGAGCATAATACTCGCCAGGAGCGTCTCCGACATCGCTAGCCTTAACAGGGACGTGACTCACACCATCCTTGGCGAGAATCTCAATGTCACTCTCTTTAGCACCGAATTCACGAAGGGCAAACTTAGTTTGCTCAAGAGCTTCCTTGTATGTTAGGAACCCGCCCTGATCGCGTCCATAGACAGAGGTGACAGACTGTACTGCTCCATCACCGTCAATCTTGATGCCGCCCATAGCATCATTGACCTTCAAACCGCTGACGTTCTTAAAACGATCCATCAGATTCTTCTGAGCACGGGCCACTTCCGTAGGACTAAAGTCCAGAGGATCTGCCTTCGTGCGCTTGAGAATCTCTTCGTCAATATTAGGAACCTTACTAGTAACTGCTCCAGATTCTGTAATAGCCTGAGGCATGGCGTTAGCAGCAATAGCTTCTACTTTATCCGTCCCGTAAGCAGCCCTAACCATCTCATCCGAAGAATCGATGATAGCGCCAGCAAACAACAAACGAGCCTTACCAGGATTAGTAGAGGCAAGGATGTTTCCGACAGACATTGGATTGTCAATACCTGTAATACTGTTCCATTCGATACGACTAATCTCATCAGCCAAGGTCAGACGCACCGAGCCAGCATTCTGAGGGACACCTTTGCTTAATGCCTCAATTTGCTTCTCCAGATCAGCGATACGTTGCTGTGTAGCAGCCGCTCCTCTGTTCTGTTCAATCTGTTGCCCAATGCGAGTCAGCTTCGCATCATAATCCGCCAACTCATCGTTGATTCGTTTCTGAGCCTCTTCACGAGCCTCTTTAGCGGACATACGAGGGTTGGCTTTTTTGATGCTCTTGGCAAGCTCTTTAGGATCTGCATCAGGAGCACGGAGAGCATCTCGCTCTGCTTCCAGATTACGAATGTCACCACGTCCTGCCAAGTTCTGATCTTCAAGCAGACGAGCTTTCTCAGCCTCCAGATCATCAATCTGTTTACGCTTTACAGCATCAGCTTGATTGGGGCCTGCAGGCATACGAGACAGCAAAGACTCATCAGGGGCCGTAGAAGGGCCTACAGGAGCTTTCTGAGTCACTTCTGAAGGTACGGTATACAGAGGATCAACACGCTCCTTAGAGAGTCCTCTAGCAGCTTTCTCTACGGCAGCAGCTTTCCTCGAACGAAGGAACAGCTTACCAGCTTGAACCTCTGCTCTGATACCGAAGGCGTCCAGGACAGGAGAGAGGTTCTCGAGAATCTCGTCCGTACGACTGACTTCTTCTCCGCTAGCAATCTTCTGGAGTTTCTCCCACTGAGCGTAATGGTTGTCAGAAGGGAAGATAACCCCTGCGTTAGTTTTAATACGCTCGACAATCTCACTCAGCACTTTGGCCTTCTGATCTGAAGGGATCTCGAAGAAGGCTTCTTCTTCCTGACGGATGTCAGTACCAGGGAGCATCAGTGCTTTGAAGGATTCCCAATAGCTTCCAGTGCGAGCCTTTGCCAAACGAGCCTGAATAACAGAGTTACCAAATGGCATCAGAACTGCTGCGAGGATGTCGGACATTGCCTTGCCAGAAGAGCTGTCCAAAGAAGCAGCATGGGAGTTGACAATCCCTTGCACATCTGCACGAGCCCTCATCTGATTGTCCAGAATGTCACTAACATTCACCCGGACATTCTCTTCTTCCACCGTCTCGCCAGGAGAGTCTTCTTTCAGACCTTGCTCTGCAAGGCGAGTGAAGGTGTCAAACTTGTAGATACCTTTACCTGCACGAATCAATCGTTGCTTCTCTTCAAACGAATACTCAGGAGAAGAGAGGATTGCTGTAGCACCTTGGAGGGAGTCTGTTTCGACCCCCTTCTCGATATCGCTCCAGATGCGTGTGGTTTGGAGGGTTCCATCCTTGATCCGATTGACAGACACGTCGTAGTTTTGCTTCAGATCGCCGCTGGACATAAGAGCAATAGCAGCGGCCTTGTTACGGATGGACGACATAGGAGTCTTCGATTCCGTAACAGGAGAAGCAAGCTCCTGCATCAAGTCGGCAGCGTCAGGAGGGCCCATTAACAGATCATTGATGTTTTCTTCCATGATTACCTTTTATTCGGTTTTAGTAGGGCTAGGTGCGGAGAACATGGAGGCTCCCGACATAGCCAAACTAGCAATCTGACCATACATCTGAGACTGTGCTCCAAGGGCGTTAGCTTCAGACATGAAATTAGCAGCGTTCTGATTAAACATGCTAATATCCGAAGCAGTATTCAATGCGCCAAGGTTGTATCCCAGGTTGCTAGACAATGTAGTGCTAAGACCACCTAATGCGCCTGCTTCTCCAGAAGACCCGGTGGTTCCAGACGAACGGGAGGTAGCTAGGATTCGGGCTCTCTTGATGCGTTCTTCTCGCAATTGTTTTCTACGCTCTTGCATGGCCTGGGCTTCATTCTGCGCCCGCGAAGCTGCATTAGCTTTCTTTTGTTCTTGCGCAGCTTCGTACTGAGCGTCTTCAGCATCCTCTGCGGCTGCCATGCTCATACCGACACCCGCAACTGCAACACCTACTGCGGCGACAATGCACATATACGTTTCTCCATTAAAACATCATCAGGAGCATATCCTAATGTTTTCAAAATCTCGAAGAGCTTACCCATAGGGCTAATAGGCCATCCTACCACAACCACACCCCTACTACGGAACTCTTCCTCCATTGTCTTAATCAACCGTTTGATTGAATATCGATACTGAGGCTCGATGTAAAACAAGTCTACATTAACGCAAGGGACAATCTCATGGTGCAAGCTATGGTAGAAGATGCAGAAGGAGAAACCAACAGCCTCTCCTTCAACATCACGGAGGACATACACAGACAGTTTATCAGCAGCTTGCAAGGCGAGATAGGTGGACTTGCTCGGCTGGATCTTCAGACCACGCTCTCCGTGAAAAGAGCAGGTGTCTTTCTTAATCTCACTGCATTCATCCCAGAGCTTTTGACCCATAGGCATCAGCTCATCGAACAGCTCGCTATTTAATTCTTCAATATCGATAGTGATTTGACTACCACTCATCCTTGTTCCTTTTCTATTAAACTCTGCCGTTACCATCCACTGCTAAGTTCCAGCCAGCGATATGACAATCTTTACCTGGCTCTGTCTCGAAATAGACAGAAAAGGCTCTGCCACTACCCCGAACCAGATTTCTAGTAGTAACGATGTCAAAGTTGATAACTTCTTGTGGCTTTGGATTACGATACATCTGCTTCAATGCTGACCATTTCAGAGAGCCTTCAGCAGTAGACCAGTCCCATCGAACCCTCGAGAGGCAAGATGTTAGATTGGACAGAACATTAGACTCGTTCAGATAAGCTGTCTGCTTGAAGTTTACAGTCAGGAACTGAATCTGTTTACGGATAGAAGTATCGTTAGCCGTTGTGGTCCCTGTAACAACTCTCGCAGCCGCATCCGAACCCACCCCATCGTGTAACTCGAAATCCTTGTACGAGGTGTTTCGATAGTAGCCAAATGTGTATTTATCTCCGACTTTAATCAGATACTTGACGGAAGCTACTGCGGAACGGGAAGAGAACGAATCGACCACTACAGAATCTGTGTCTGAGAGGACATCATCCGTAGCAGAGAACACCTCCTCTGTCGAGGATGTCTGATTGAACGGGGATGTCAAGGAGATACCCACCACTCGGATATTTAACGATGGAGTGTAGATACGGTACGGGTAGATGGCCTTCAGATCGGTGTCCAGAATCAACTCGTACATCGCAGAATCTGCTGCTTCATAAATCCATCTAATCTTGCCGGAGAAGGAATCATGCAGTCCTGTAACAGATGTCCTTGCGCTAATCGGTAGCTGTTGGTAATAGGTATCGATACGTCCACGGGTGATCGAAACAACTTCCATATCACCGACCTGGGTCTTAGCGACAACGAAAATACCCTCTTCGCCCCAATAGTAAACTCGACCCTTCTCCTCAACAACCGAGCCTTGAGCTACACACCCAAAAGATGAAATCTTATCCACCCGATAATTAGTAGCAGAGAATCCGTAGTCGGAGCCTCCGGAGATGCTCCATACACCGTTAGAGCAAACGATAATCAAAGCAGGTCCAACAGGGACCATCGCCATGATCTTATCCGCGCCAGTGATGCGAATAAATCCACCATCTGTTTCAAGAAGCTCGCTATCGTCACGGGACGTAGGATCTCCTTCCTGATAACATTTATACAAGTCCTGTGTGCTCTTCACAAGCTGAGAGAAGAAGACATGATCCGATAGATTAGGAGAACGAGCATCACCCCCGACAGTTTCTCCAGTGAATCCACCATAGAACATACGCCCAGCGAACTCAGCGAGAACCGTCGCCCCACCGTTGGTGTAGTCTGGGAGGTTAGGGCAAGTGTAGGTGATTGTAGCTCCGGGGAATCTTGCGTTATTAGCTGCGACAGCCGCTACACGAGAGCTTCCACGGTTTACGACATCAATAAGGAAATATCCTTTTGCAGCGATAGCAGATGTACCGTAAAGATCCCTACTCATCGAAGGATAATACCTTTCAGTAGGATTGCCAGAAGCGTCAGGCTTGTATTGCATCCCTGCCCAGACCTGCTCGGTATTGGAAGGATACACCCCTAACTGAGCTTTGTAATGATCCGAAGGTGGGACGGTAACGCCATCAGTATCGCGTGTCTTAGGCGTCCCCCAGGACTGATTCTGGAGGTTGTACATATGAGCTGCGGATAGGGTGGACCCCCTATATAAAGCATCTGCTTCGTACTTAATACCTTCAGGATCAGTCCCCTCGATACCCCACAAGTCCCGAGTCTTCAGTGTATTATAGGTAACAGAGAAAGCTCCAGCAGTGTACGAAACCACTGCAACCTTAGCAATACCTGCTACGATAGCCAGCTTGCCGTTAACAGAGTTAATCCCATACCTGACATCTTTAGGGAAGTCTGTAAGGGTAATCTGTCCTACATACCCGCTAGACGAAAGAGCTTCTTCGTCAAGGTCAAAGAACATCAAGGAGTTGTCAAACTGGACAACACACAATGTCAAGTCAGAGATTCCTCCGGCTGTAGTCCATCTAAACACAACAGGGTTCGGAGGATCAATGTTATTAGCAGCCGCAGGGGGATCGAACAGAACATACCCAGGTTCGTAGTCCATCCCGAGGCGTCTACGGATAGAACCATCTCTGTTAAGCTCGAAGTTCTCAATATCAGGGGAGGTGTTAGGAGGCGTCTCTAAGTTTGTAAACTCAGTGACCAATCCTCCTGAGAAATTCCTAATCTCAGCTTTGATCGGTGTCTTTGGCATCGCCCTTATCCTTCACTTCAACGTATTTATCAATTTCTCGAATTGCCACCGTCTTAGTGTAGAGTCCAGTAAGGCAATTAGGGATCTTACCCCCTTTACCTTCTGTAGCGATATAGTAGAGATTGGGGGATTGTTTAGCGGGGGTAATCAAATACCCTTTATGTTTAATCATCGCTTCCTTCCGTAATCAGGGAATTTAACCCCTCCATTTGCTCGCCATGCCTTACGAGCCAGCCAGCGATTCTGCAAGATTGCTCGCTTCTCTTCTTTCTCATTTGGCATCTGCTTGATGTCATAAAAAGCAGTGCTCTTAACCTCTGCGATCAACGCAGGGAAGGCTTCAGCAGGAAGATTAGGGATAGCGTCGTTACTCCGTTCAAACAACGGGATAATGTAGGCAAGGCAAGAGGTTTTGCTTTTCTGTACTGTGGATTCTAACGAAGAGTCGTAGGAATCAAATACAATGTAGTCATCATCGAAAGAGGTCCAATACTCAGGAGCCTTATCGTTTTGGATCATCAGCTTAATTCCACTGAAATCAACGATCTCATCAACGGTCGTCTTAGCGGAATCACGGTTGGCAAGCATTCTCAGGAATGCTTCTGGATCTCGATACTTAATCTCTCGATACTTAGTAGCAGTGTCTCCGAGCTTCTTAACGTCATAGGAGATAGAGACTAACTCTTTAAGACGTTCAGGGAGACGAAGATAAACAGGCTTACTGGCGTCAGCAAGAGAGTCAAGCTGCACCAGTGTCTTGGTATGAGGCCAGTTACGATTGGCGAGCATACTCTCATAGACTGATTGAACAATGTTTGCGACAGTCTGCGATTCAACAGTGTCGTCAATGTCATTGACTTCATCCGACACCATATCGTTCAAGACAGATTGGACAATCTCTAACAGGGTTTTCTTAGCCATTTGTAATAGCCCTCACAAACCAGCCATTAACCTTGACAGTCGATCCAATAGTGTCATTCTTGACTAAGATACGAGCGGGGTTAGAGAGCGTCAGTGTGTTACCAAGATAGAAACTAATCGGGACAATCAGCTTATGAGTACCAGCCGATTTGAAATATTTTTGCTCGTATGTGAGCTTATACGGAACAGAGCCCACGCCGTATTCCATCAACATCTCCACCACGTTATTAGAACTCGCGGTAGTTACTTCGATGTCCACTCGAATATCGACGGTATCTCCAAGCTGCATTCCAGTGAACTGGAAGTAGCCTGTAGAAGTGTTAAAGATTTCAGAAATACCCGGCAGTTTGTACGTCTTAAGGGTATTGGTCCCCAGCCCGTTATTGGTCAACTGGTATTCAGTATTGGCCAGAGTCAGAGCAATAGGTGTGCCGGCTGTAGCGGTATCGTTATAGTCCCAAAAACCCATTGCAGTTGTAGTGAACGCAGGATCTTGGAACTCAGCAGTTCCTGTGCCAGTAGCAACCAAGAGCTGCCCAGAAGAAGCGGAAGCCGCCCCCTTAACTTGATGTAGCTGGGCGTCAGGGATGTCACGGTGCTGTACGGTCATATCACCTCACAAAAAGAAAAAGGGGCCTCTTTTGGAAGCCCCTTAAAAATTAGACCTTAGTCTTATTGATAAAGGTCAGAACCAGCGTACCCTTACCGACAGTCGAGGACACAACAGGAGAAGTGCCGCCGAGTGTCTTAGTGATTTTCTCAGCAGCAGTCGTGCCAGTGGCAGAAGCCACAGCCCAAGTACCAGTGCCCGTCGAAGCAGGCGTCTTAGTGCCGACAGCTTCCAGCTCTGCTTCCGTCAGGACGATGCCGTTAGTTGCAGGAGCCGTGCCACCGAAGATGACGGTAGGAGAGGTGCCGGTGATGCTGAATGCTTCATCAACACGAAGAACAGCCTTAACCAGCTTGGCACCCTTCGGGAGGGTGACAGGCGGCAAGAAGCCGCTGTTCAGCGATTCACCAGTGAAGGTGATGCTGTAATCACGGGTCGACGTATCAGTAGCTTCGCTACCAACCGTACCACCAGTGTTACGAGAGCCGTAGTTGGTGTAAACACCGAGGCCGTGGGAGTTACTATAGGACATTAGATTACCTTTCTAATTAGGAGTTAACAGCGGAGGTAATCACAACACCCAGGGTATCCACGCGCTGAGTACCGAAGCCCCAACGAGCCGAGGTCACAAACTCATCACGACGCAGGTCCTTGTTACGTTCACCTTCCACCTTGGGCATACGACGCCATGCAGCCATGATGGGCTTGGTGTTGTCGTCAGCCACACACATGAAGATGTTAGCAACACCGTTCGACACAGTGGTCGTACCGTCGCTGAACGAGCCAGTGGGCAGGCGGTTAGAGGTGATGATGTTCCAGCCGTACAGGTTCATGATGAAGCTGTGTTCACGGGCGAAACCGTTCTCCAGGATCTTCTCACCGAACGGGGTGACATCGCGACCAAAGTTGATGGTCTTGTCGAACGTGGCAGCAACCACCGGGTCAACGATAGCAACACGGCCACCAACAGGCACGTTAGCCTTGTCGAAAGCCAGCTTCATCGAAATCAGATGGTTCAGCGAGATGACGTTGTTAACTTCAGCCGAAGCAATACGATGGGCAAAGCCGTTGATCGCATTAGCGTTAGCGTTGGTTTGCGAGCTGTTGCACTTAGCCAGGAAACGGGTTTCAAAGGTTTCTTGGATGGCACGAGTCGATTCACTAGAGCGAGCCGACATCAGAGCTTCCACTTGAGCACCGTCTTCACGCAGCTCGTCAGTGACGTACCAAGCATCGCCAACGTAGTCAGTGATGGTCAGGGTCACTTCACCCGATTCGATCGGAGTGTAGTCGAACGGAACTTCTTCAGCGCCGTCTTGGATGGTGACCGTACCAACGGTCTTGATATGGAGGGTCGAGCCAGAACCGAAGTCGGAGACGTTACGGTAGAACTGACCAGGGAGCAGGCCATCTTGCAGGTTACGCAGGATGAAGCTCGAATACTGTTCGGCTTCAATGAAGGCCGTGCTGTTAGCGCGGTTTTGCGACATTTGTTATTCCTTATCCGAAATACTTAAAATAGGTTTTTGGATCGGTAAGGTCGTAGACAGTCTTCCCTTGTGCGTGCAGTTCCTCAACCATCTTCTTAGAACGATCTGATTCTTGACGAAGTTGTTGAGTTGTTGCACCAATGATGACAGGTTCTTTGTTCTTACCGATGTAGGTAGTTTGCGTGGGTTCAACCCCAGCAGTGTTAAGGGCCGTACCTTGAGTAGATTGTTGGCGGCTCTGTGGCGGCACAACGGTGTCTTGAATACCCAAGAGGCTCAAAACGGCCTTGGGACGAGTTGCAGCGAGATGGTTAATCTCGGCCTTGCTCATACCCAATTCAGCAGCCTTTCCGTAGAAAACTTCTTCAGCTTTATCGCCAAACTTAGAAGCAACAGTGGCAACAACAGCCTTAGCGTTGTTAGCCATCTCTTCCTTAGTTTTCACTTCATTGATGCTGTTAGAGATCAACTCCTTAATCTTACCTTCATCGATAGTCGGTGCTGCGGGGGTAGCCGGAGCAGACGTATTGGAAAGCAGTTTCTTAACCGTATCTTCAAGCTCGTTGACTTTGCTCACTTGACTCCGCAATTGCTCAAGCTCATATTCCATTCTCTTTTTTTCTTCTGTGATAGCTGGGATATAGGCTTGAGAATGTTGCAGGGCCTTCATGGCTTCTTCAACAGTCTTGTACTTAGGCTCTCCCTTTTCGTTCTTGATCGACTGAAGCATGGTGGCAACAGGATCAGCGTTAGGGGTAGGAGTAGGGGATGCAGGGGTTTCCTGCGGATTATTCGTTCCGAAGATCGAAGTCTGGTCTGACATTCGTCTGTTCCTTCATAAATTAACCTCTCGGTTTGAGCATCGCCCGTTACACAGGCCAGCAATCAGAGATCCCTCTAATTTCTAGGCTTGAGAGGTGTTATCTTTTTTGGTGCTCCGTGACTGAATCGAACAGCCACCAATGGGATACAAAGCCATTGTTCTACCATTAAACTAACAGAGCAGATATGGAGCGGGATGTCGGGAATGATCCGACCTCACTAGCTTGGAAGGCTAGGGCACAGCCACTATACCAATCCCGCAATGTATATATTCTGAAGGGTCGTTCGTTTCACTCACTCCCTCTTCAGTATTTCTAATTCTTTCTCTCACGGTATTCATAAGGTTCGTTCGCTCCACTCACTGCACTCGCTAACCGCTCGTTCCGTTCGCTTCGCTCACTCACGCTTATGTAATCCGTAGCTTACATAGCTAGGACCTCAAATTTCGTCTTTTTTAGCCATTAAAAGAGAAATAATTTCATCAATTGCTCTTTCGTAGCCAATAGCATCTGCTTGTAAGAAAGCCCAGCTAGGGCTTTCGTAAGAAGTCTTAGACGTAACCTCAGAACGGAAGGAAGCCTTCTTGCCGTTTAACACGTCAATAAGGCGTTCCCTAAAATGTACAGAATGAATAAATTCGCTTCGTACTTCCGTTGCTTTTTCTTTCGTCAATCCAGCAACTAGAGATGTTTTCATTGGAGAGGCTCCTGCATCATCATCATCTCGTTCTCTTCCCCTGCTTGATTAGAAAGCTGTTGTAGCTCTTGTTGCTCAAACACTGCCACATTAGGCTGGATAAGAGCGAAACGAGTCAAGCCCATAACGTCCTCAACAAGCGTAGCAAGACTCTTAGCACTGACGTGAGGAGCAATCTGTTGCCAAACAGGTGTATTAGCAAGCTGTGTAAGGTTCTGAACAAGCTGCGCTTGAGCAGCAAAGTGCCTAGCTCCGATAGGGCGAATCACCCCGTTAGCAGTGATGTCTTCCTTCGTCACTTCCATGAACGTAGCGATGCCCAGATCATTATCCATGCTCTTGACTACATCGTTAGCGTCAAGATTACGTCTCCCCGTCTCAAGCATGGCGTTCAGAAGAGGTTCAAGTAGTTCTGTCTCGAACGTATTGATCTTCTCTTGGAAGATACGAGAAGCCGAGTTCTGAAGTTGCTGCACTTCAAATGCAGTCTTCTCACCGGCAGAGCGGATGCCCATAGCCTCTCTAGGGGCCCCTGCAAACTGCTCCATACGCATTTCTAGGCGATCAATGGCATTATCTGCCTGAAGCACCCATTGAGCGTTTCTAGCGAGTTCCGTGACATCTCCGTTCTCGTCAATATGGATTTCCTCTCCGGGTCCATAGTTGAACTCTTCAACCTCTCCCTTAATCACAAGAGGAGGATGAATACCCAAATCCATAGCGTCAGCTTTAGCGTTCTCCAAATGGTCCATTCGGTATTGCATACCAACAAGATTCTCGAGAGGGCCTTGGCCCCACAGATTGTCAGGGCGAATACGCCAACCAACATGGAAAATAGGAGCAGTATCAAACCAAGAAACAAGCTCTCTGTCTTGGATCTTCCACATGCGGTCAATAACGACGATCTCACGTCCTTTATCCAGCTTTCCTGTCTCAGGGTTATAGATGTCCCCGTAGAACGTCAGAAGCTCCACATACCCGCTTTGGAGGTATTCTTGCATGTTCCCGAATCCGTCAATCATAATGCCCTCTTGCTTATGGAAATCATCCAGTCCATAGGCATTCATGTGAGCATTGATTTTAGTGCGATTCTTCAGGGCAGTGGCCAGCCAAACATTGTCAGGCTGTTCTTCAGCCATTACTGCCAGCTCTCCAACCGTCTTAATGCTTCGGACAATCTTGAACGAATCCTTAAAAGAAGGAGCAAGAGGATTGAAGACAATGTCGTAAGGGCTAATACGGCGAGCGACAGGGCCAACATAACCAGGCACCCGCTTACCCATAGCATCGGTACGATACTGGCTTTCAAAGTCCACCGTAGCAAAAGCATTACCGTAGTCGATGTAGTCATACAGGAGCTGGCTCTGGATGCGCTTAAAACCGCCTTCACGGCATTTGTTTGCCATGTAAGCCTCGATGGCCTTACTCTTCTTTTTCGTAGCGTCCTGGAGGCTATAGGCTTCCCACCTCAACCATTGGTCATTAGGAAATAGAGCACTGATATAGTTGGAATGGAGATTGTCTCTAATCTGGCATAGTTTTGGAAGAGTTGTAGAGTTCTTCCAAGGAAGAGACTTGTTTGAAGTTGTAGACGTGTCAGTAGCGAAGACATAGTTACGTTGTTCTTTCCACTTTTCAATCTGCTCTAAGCGTTGTTGATTGTATTTGTCCCATGTATGGGCAATAAATTTGGCAATATCTTGTCGACCAAATTCATCGATTGTTAACGGTTTCTTTGCCATTCCTATCCTTATTTGAACTTAATGCCACCAAAGCGGCTGTTGAATTGTAAAACATTACCACTCGGCGAGTCAATTCCTCTGCCCCTCTTTGGCTTAATGGCAATTTCCACAGCACAAGCCAGAGCATCCTTGATGTCATCATGCGCTGGACGGGCGAGAACAAGCTCCTCTTCCAAGACATCGTTATACCCTCCCTTATAGTGCCAGATGGACATGTTATCGTAGCGATGTTCCAGAGCGGCTGCGATACGTTCCTCTTTAGTACCTTCGTTTCTAGTGGGCCTGTGTTCATCAATGGAGATAGAAAGACCATCCTCCCGAATTTTGTCTTTCAAGTCTCTCACAATAATGCTTTGAGCGACTGTAACTTCTGCTCGAAGTTTCTTAAAACCCCACTTGGAATGTAATTGAGCAACATGAGCAAAATACTCACTAATCTTATCGCTCTTAAAACAATCAATGTCCAGGACATAGATGAAACCTTCTTCATCAATGCCGATAACCACGATTGCTGTGTTGTCACTTTTCTTACTCAGGCTGAAAGCGAAGTCGATTGCTGCGTAGATGTTTAGTCGTTTATTCTTAAAATACCAGCTACCGCCCTCTTGTTTTAGAAACTTCCTATCGTAGTATTGAAATTTGTCACGACTAATACGATTGGAGCCTGGGTCGTTAGGATCGTTGTAGTATTGAGCGTAGAATTGAATTCGATCCTCGTACTGCGCTCTGATTTTAGCCAATACTTGGCTATTAAATCCAAATGCTTTGTTATCGCTAGGACGCACTGCTCGCGGCCAGATGAAAACTCCATCTCGCTCGACAGTGTACTCTTTCACATCCCAGACAGGAACACGGTTGATGACATTATCATCTTCATCGAAGATGTCGTATTCTTGTTTCTTCCATGTAGCGTAGATGTCAGAAGGGTGGTAACGAGTACCACAGGCCATCGTAAACCCACCAGCATTCAAGATAGACGTGAATTGAGAACTTTTCTTAGCAACGCTCTCTCGACCATCCTCTGTGTATGCGTTCTCAGGGACAACCAAGTCATCAGGAATGAGAATATCAGCGTGCCAGCCTGTGGTGTTTGTGGTTAGACCTGCTGTTGCAATAGTTGGATCTCGAACACCTTCAGTCTTACGCTTTACATGATCGATGGAAATGGACGACTGAGACCAACGCTCTCTCTTACCTTCGTTAGGGTGCACATATTCAGGAAAATAACGAGAATACGGGGTGCAGGTGAGGATGTTCTTGATCGCATAGAGCTGTGTCTCAGCAAGTCCTGAAGTAGCAGAGACATACAAAATAGTCACTTCAGGATGTCTTGTGATAATCCAAGAAGCCCATGTAGCCACCATATGGCTCTTCAAATGAGCACGAGGGAGCATAATCAGTTTATTGGTTACATCAGCTTTACCTTGACCGAATAAGGAATACTCCTCCATCCATTTGAAGATTTCCTTATGTACATCTCCGTACATGTATCCAGGATTAACCAATCTAGCAAAGAAGAAGAGGTCCTGTAGGGCAGCTTCCCGAATCTGCTTTGCCTCTTCTGGCATCTTTTCTAGCTTTTTCTGGGCGTCTACTCGCCACTTCTCTTCTTCTAATACCATTACTTTTCAACCCACTTCTTAGACATAGGAGGGCGATCTCCGCCATCCTTCCTCTTATACCCATAAAGAAAATCAGCTTGAGTCATCTGAGGTTGCTCAGATTCCTTCTTCTTTTCAGGAGGTTTCTCCGAAAGACCAGCAGCTTCTTCACGATCTCTTCGTGTTTTACGGAAAATATCAGCCATATGTCCTCTTACGTTCTTTGAAACAGTCGCACAACGTCTTCAGAATATTCTTCTCCCAGACGTGCTTGCACTTGCTTCTCGTGTTCTACATCGGCCTTAGAGGGCCTTCCAGCACCCTTATTAGACCATCCTCTATCTGCAAACCATTTAGCAGCTTGGTAATTGCCTTCCTTAGCGGAAGACAGCATCATACGAACAGCTTTAGAGCGGAGTTTGTATTCCAACTCTGCTCTCCATTCGTCAATGTGTTTAGCAATCTGCTTATTCTCACACAATCTAATCCAATGTCTCCAACCTAGCAAACATTCGTTAGCGAATTCATATTCGGTGGGGTCTTCCATCTCTAAGTAGAGACGTTTGAGAGATGGATACACTTTATCGTTGTATTCGTAGTCCTGATCTTTCAGCGTGTATACGGAGAAATCAGTGTATCCAATCTCAAGGAACAGAGACTGTGTGAGAGGCTTGCCTTGACCGTCTACAAGTTTAGTCTTGTCGATCATTAAGCTCCTCCAATTTCACTCTTGCGTTTTCGTATTGCTGCCAGTAGAAGTTCCTTTCTTCGAGGATTCTTTCAGCTCGGGCAGCTTCCCTTGCAAGAAATTCTCCATCCTCTCTGTAAAGCTCTCTTCCTGTGCAGGCTTCTCTAATTTCGGTAACTGTAACGACGTTGGGACGTACTGGACGCTGCTGCAGCCGTTTAATAGTGTCAGCAAGCTGACGCTGAATAGAATCGATTTTAGCATCTTTCTGCTTACTTTCTGAACGAAGGGAGGCTTCAAGAGCCTTAGTGGCTCTTTCAGTCCTCTCCGCGTATTCCTTAGCCTTGAGAACCATCTCTTGCCGTACTAGCTTCACAGCCTGAGCCTTGTCATATTCATGGAAGGCCCATAGAGCCGCTAAAACAGCCACAGAAGCGATTATTTTAGCTCTTGTATACATTGGCATCCCCTAGGCACATTGAACGCTCGTAGAGCCTTCTATTGTGCAAGCCTTTATAAAACTTACCTCCTGCATAGCTCCAATTAGGGTGTCCCTTGTAATCAAAGGCGATTAAGTCGCAAGCGAGCTTCGTATTCCCTAAATTGAACTGTTTAGCTGCCTGTGAGCCACAGAAGGCTTGCACACCAATGTTGTATGCCATAAGGGTAAAGGCATTGTACTCATTCTCCTTCATAGGACGGGTGATGCAGCTTAAAACGCCATTTCCATGCTCAATTAGCTCTTGTTTAAGGAGTTTTGTGCATTCTTCATGGCTGTAACGCTTACCAAAAGTGATTCCCGGACCAGTATATCCCATACAGACAGTTGGAACTCCAGCCACATCGTAATAGGGAGCATATCTAACCCCTTCCCAATAGGTTGCACCAGCAATTAGGGCTGCCGAAGTAGCCCCAATAAGCCATTTATTCTGGAGGATTACATTTTTCAGGCTCATTTCTCACCCACTTATAGAATCGATAGAGCTTTTCCAAGATGAACAGTAGGGCCACAATTCCTGAGAGGACGAAAGACCATTCTTCTACCGTCAATCCAAAGAGGGAGGCCATAGGAGCTGCTGCTGTAGCAATTACTTTTGCACTATCTGGGATGGTTTCCATGACGTGCTGTGTTTGTTTAACGATCTCCATTTTTCAGCTTTACTCCAAATGCTCCGTATGGCCTCCATCCGATGTAGAAATCAATCTTTCCGCTGTAGGAAATGAAAGGTAGATAGAGAAACTTCCAATTTACAACATGGAATGACCAGCCAGGGCTGCCCCATTCCCCAAAAGAATACACTGTTCGTTCTCGATCTGCTACACCGATGATGTAAAAGAACAGATTGTGAAAGGGATTGCGGAACCACCATTTGATGGCTAGTCCGACAGTCTTCTCCCTTCCTGCTCTCCATTTCTCATCTCCGTAGAAGCCATCGTCTTCGTTACCGAAGAGGGCCCAGAGAGGACGGAGAAGACGGAATAGCCAGGGAGTGCTGATATAGCGCCTAGGTTTAAAATGTTCAGTTTTCATGTTTTGATGATGTAGTACATTGCAATGTTACGAGGACGGGTTTCAGGAGCAATTCTAGGCTCCCCAAACGTATCACTCTTCTTTACAATCTCATAAGTAGTACGAGTCCAGTCATTTGATCCGGCACCGTTATACCCACCACCTCCTCCATTTTTGATGTCGTAGAACTTGTGTTCGTGACCTTGGAAAGCATCGAGCTGAGCAGATCCTCTAGCACGTCCAGAATCGATTCCTCGTCCGTTATCCCATCCACGAATAAACTCTCCTCGGAGTTGGGGCAGGTTAAACGTAGTGGACCCATCTCCTGCGCCATACGTTGTTCCAACTGCTGCAAACAGAGCAGCATAAGTAGTACGAGACACAGCCGATCCGTCGCACTCTAACCATCCAGCAGGAACAGATGATCCAGCAAAAGCTGTAACACTTCCTGAAGGAACTGCTGAAATTGATGCAATTGCTGCATCAAGCTGCTGCTTCGGAACTGCCTGGAGAGCTGTAGAGGCATTTCCTGGAAGAGTAATCGCACCTGTGGTAGTGAACCCCTCTTTAACCAGTTTATTAATGGCATCTGACACCCTCTTGGGGTTCATTACCTTTGTTTCGCTAGTTGCTGTTTCTGCTTCAAGTTGAGAAGCCCAAAGAACAGGATCGATAGAGGTAGTTGTAGTAGTGGTGATGCTGCCCACATCTTGCCAAGCTCCTCCATTAAACACTCTCATAATCGGAGTGCCGGAGCTTCTGAAATACATCACCCCTGTGGATAGTGGACTGCCGTCATTATCTACAGCGGGATCAGATGTTTTTACACCAAGGTATCGGTCATCAAAACTATCGTAGAGCGTCTGAACTTCAATACTAGCAAACTGAGCGTCAGCAGCGTATACGATCGATTGGTCACGAGCTAGCTCTGTTGTATTCTTCATTGTATTGACGTTAGCTTCAATCGCTTCAAGCTCGTCAATCGTGGCCCACCTGCCTTCGGCAGAGAAAACTTGTCCAGCATTAAGAATGTCAAAACCATTCATATCAATGCTGTTCTCCATCACATTAGGTTCTCCTACAGGATTATCCCTGTACAGAACCTTATTCTGGAGTTCTTGCTCAATCTTATCAAAATTGTCATTGATAACTGACAGAGCATCAATGTTTGTTACATCGTTCAATGTAATCTTACTCATTTCATTCCTTTATGGATGTTAACAGATGCAAGGGGCATCGTATGATGCTCCGCATCCCTTCGTCTAATCGTATCCTCTTACGGCCCTACGGGCCATTGCCGAAGGCGTCTCAAGGCATAATCCTCAAGCTCTGACATGTGGGAGAGGGATGGGTCAATTGTCAGAATTTTTGTGGGATATTTTTTAGTCACAAGGGTGTCAATTGTAATAATTTCTGCTAGAAATTTTTAAGGTGCAAGCGTTCCAATTGTTGGAATTTTTGCTAGATAAATTTTAGTTGCAATGCACCTATATGAACCCCAGGTACACCCCCTGCCTACCCCTCAAGCATATATGCTCAAGAATATCTCAAATCTTATATAAGACCATATAGGGTATGCTATATGTGTGTATTGACTCCCACCCCAATTATTCATCCTCAATACCCCAAGCATCCAGGCTCAAGATATATACTCAAGGCATATGCTCAAGGAAAAAGCTCAAGTAAATCAATAGGTTACATACTCAAGACGCCTTCGGCATTCTGTATTTGTCACGAAGTGACGTTATTCAATACGTCATGCGGAGCATCATGTGTATCCAGGGTTGTTCCCTATTGTGCGACACAGTGTTTCTGTGCTAT